CTTTGAACGCGAGCAGGTCGAGGTTCTGCTTCCAGCCGAAGGCGTAGCGCTCATCGCGTTGCTTGTGGATGAACTTGGTCATCAGGGTTTTGGCTTCTTGCTTTTTCATTGGTTGGTTTGGTTGGTTTAAAGGGTTGAAAGATATTTGATTCCTGATTCGTACTTCGCCGCATCCCAGTTCTCGCGCGCCTCCAGTTTGTAGCGCTCTTGTGGATCGGCGACCTTAGCCATCAGCATTTGACCGTATTTGACGCGGAGGTCGGTGAGCATCTGCTCTTTGCCGATTGCCATCGTCATCTCTTCAGCGGTTGCGATGCTTGTTTCCAGTCCGATGCCGAAGTTGCCAAGCGCTCTGCCCCACGCGGAGGATTCGCAGTTCTCGACGTACGACGTCTTGTTGATCGCGCTACTGGTGCGGTCTTCCTGCGCCATCCCGCTTGCGACGATGCGGCCATTGGGATCGGTGATGAGTGCGTTCAGCACGCAGAAGTCGGATGTCAGCTGCACGACTTCGGTGGTGAGTGAATAATCGGCGAAGTTGGCGCGGAAGTATTTGAGGCGCTCAACTACCTCGACGTAGGGTTTACCCTTGATGTTGGTCGTCTTGAATTGGTGCATTTTTGGTTTGTTTAGTTGGTTGATTTGCAGCGAAGTTCAACGCGGCGCGGATGCTGCCAAATCGCGCCCGGCATAGGGTGAGGGTGTCAGCCTCGCAGTAGACGGAAGTAAGTTGCATTTTGGACTGGTTAGAAAGTGTCGGTGTCATCTTCTTTGTTGAGTTCATTGGTTTTTTTTAGGTACGCAAATATACATAAATAAATAATAGGCAGTGCGCAGAATGATATGTACCACCACCAGCGGTCGTGGAAGTCAGCCATCATGTAGACCATGGATAGCACGAATGGGAGGATCAGGAGTAGGTTGGCCATTAGTAGAATAGGTTTTGGAAGTTAGACAGGGTGCGGTCTTTGCCCAGGACTATTAGCAGGGTGTGTACTTCGATATAGGTGCAGAATGTGTAAAACTGTTTGCGCTGGAGGAAGTCGATGCAAAAATCCCTGCTGTGTACGTGTTCGTAGCTTTCTATGGCTGCGCGGTCTTCGGCGCTCATGCGATCCCAAAGGGTTGGTGCTTGTTGCATAGTTAATTTTGGTTTAGAAGGTTTTGACGTGCTTGAAGGTAGCGGCCGTAAAGTTCGTAGTTGAACGTCAGCGGCCTTTTGGTTTCGCTGGATGAAGGCGTTGCGGTTCGTTCCAGCATGTAGCGGATGTGGCGATGCCACGCGTAGAGGTATGCAGGGATGAAGTTCATGGTTTGGTTGGGTTTAAGGTTGGCATTGGTAGAGGTGTTGATGAGCGTTGGAAGCGGATGAAGCGAAACCAGTCGCGGTGTTGGCTGCGAAATAGCGCGTCTACAATTTGACGTGTCCGCGTCGGGTTGCTGTTTGACCGGAACGGATATTCGGCGTGCATTGCGTACATCCCGCTGGGCAGCTTGTGGATGTAGGCCTCAACGATATTGCCGTTGTCAAGGGTGATGGGTGTGTGAGCGATGATGTCGTGTTGCATTGGGTTTGGGTTTAGAGGGTTAAAAGAATGCGCGTTGTCAAGTCGCGCCCCTTGGTGGTTGGTTTAGTAAATTTCCCTTCTCCAACTTGTGCCGTGTATTTTTTTTATGGTTTTATTATTTAAAATCGTACAATAAAAACCATCAGCATAAGCATATTGATTTTCCATTTTAAATGTTTTAGGCTCTCTGCCAAAGTATGCAATAAAATCAGCTTTAATCTTTTGCTCTAATTTGATGTTTGTGGTAGTCATTGTTTTTGGGTTTAAAGGGTTAGTGTGTTTTTTTCCGTTTTGGTATATGCAAATATACATACATATATATATACGATGCAAACTTTTTTTAATTTTTTTTTCTGCGTTTCCAGCGCGTAGACGCACTTTTGGACAAAACTTGTCCAACGCCCCCGATTTCCAAGCCTTGATTTTCCGCACTTACCTCAACCGAGCGAACAAAACGACGCTGGCGAGCAGTCCCAAAATCGCCCCGACAAGCAGTATCGGCCACCTGCTTTTGCGCTTCTTCGGCTGAACGACGACAGTGCGATCTACGATTGTCGTGTCGCGCATTATTAAGCGCTCTACGACCGTATCTCTGCGCAGACGGATGACAATGCCACTGCCTGAATTTGCGACGCTTAGAACGCTTGTTTTAGCACTGTCGCGCAAAGTGAAGCGGCGTATCAACCCGGCGCTGTCGCACAGGTCAGGAAGCGTCAACTCCGTCAAGCTGCCAGCGGTCACGACTTGCCGATCAGTGTGAACAACGGCGCTCGTGCGGATCAACTCCGCAGGTTTCCGGCAGCAGCCAAAAAGCAGCAGGCTAAATATGAGCGTACTCTTGTGTCGCATTGAACGATGGGCAGGCTTTGGATACTTTCGGGAAGTCGCGATGGCCGAGTATCTTGGCCGCTGGGTACTTGGCGCGCCACTCATGCAACACCTGTGAGAGTGCGTCTTTTTGGCCTTGCGTGCGATTGTCAACCGGGTTGCCCCGGCTGTCAACGCCGCCGATGTAGCTGATGTGTAGGCTCACCGAATTGTAGCCGGCAACGCCGTTGCATACGGTGTCATCGGGTGCGAGCGTGATGACTTCGCCGTTGGGTTTGACGACCTTGTGATAACCGGGTGACTTCCACTTCAGGTTTGTCCGCCAGTAGTTCTGAATCGAATCGATTGTCGTTGAGTGCGGTGTTGCGGTGCAGTGGACTACGAGGTATTTGATGTTTCGCATAATGCCTGATTAGGTCACAAAATTAAATATCATTCGCCTTCATTTTGCACCCCATCAGGTACGAATCAATGCACCTCCTACCACTTTACACCCTATCGGGTGCTTGTCGTCGTAAACGTCGCATCAATGACGCGGGTGTCTATCTTCTTGGTGTTAAGATGCATCAGCTTAAGCTTCATCCAGTATCCACCGAGCGGCTTCGGCGGCCTGCATCGCTCAACGTGAAAGCCTCCAACGCCGCCATCGTATTCTTCCTTATAGGTCGCAGTCCTGATCTGGTGCAGAGGCCGTTGTTTAATTATGTAGTCGTTGCGGTTCAGGTACGTGATGACGTTGATGTGGTGGTACAGCTCGTGAACGTGACCCTGCCAAGTACAGTCATAACCTTCTACCATCGCCATAATCCGCTGATCCTGGATGATGCCCTTGGTCACTGGGCCACCTCCGCCTGACCCGTGGTAGTAGTGCATTGCAAAGCGTGTCCGGTGGTTCGCTTTAGGACTATGCGTGAAGCCGAACAGGATTGCGCCGCCGTAGCCGCCAAGCTGAACGTCAGTCTTGCAATCGTGGTTTAGCAGCGTGACGAACATCTGCAATGCGTCGAACTCGACATGGCGGATCACGCTTGTCTCGTGGTTGCCGTAGCCGATCAGCGCGATATGCTTAGCGTATGGCTTGAACCAGTTCACCGCGTCGTTTACGACGGCTTGGAGGTAGTTGCCCTTGTTGTGTTCTGGCCTGATTTCATCCTTGCCCCTGCGTGGATCTCCGCGCCCCTGCATCAGGCAGAAGGTGTCACCGTTCATGATGATCTTTGCGCCTCTGCGCACGGCTTCGTCGAGGTGGCTTTTGAGAAGATCGCGATCACACTTCGGGTTGTCCCAGTGTAGGTCGCTGATGAGCAGAAACTCCGCCTCCCTCCCTTCGCAGTCGAAGGTGTGAACATTCGCTGCGTGTCGGGTTATATTCATACTATTGGTTTGGTGTTGACTTCAGCAGCTTCATGATGCGCACTTCCAGCACCTCCGTGATCTTGACGCCTGAAAAGCCAACGATAAACGCAAGGCCGTACTCGATGTTCGGCGCTTGTATATTGAGGATGCCGATGATCACAGGCGCGATGTAGGTGGCAGATAGTGTGCCGCTAAGTACTGCGATCAGCTGCATTTTCCAGTTCTTCATCTTTGGCGCGAGCAGTAGTGCGCCGAAGAAGCCAGCGATGGTCAGGCCGAGGTTGATGCCGATGGATTTGAGGAATTCGATCATTTTAATCTTCGTTTAGTGTGTTAGATACGTCGTCGCGCTCGGTGTAGTCCTTGCCGTACTGCTCATCCCAGCCGAGGAAGGTATGCACCCCGACAGGCGGAGGCCAGCACTCGAAGGGCAGGTAGTCGGCTTGCGGCTCTGCATCCCAAAGAATGTCGACGCAGTAAGTGCCCTCTATTTCACCCAGCGGCACTGCGAAGCCTTGCGGCACTGGTAGCGCTGTGAATGTCGCTTCGTTGGGGAAGGCGTATTTGCGGAAGGTAGCCATTTATAGTCGGGTTAATTCGGCGAGTTGGGCATCGGTGAGGCGGGTGGTGTAGAGGGCAGCGGCACGGATGCGGTCGTTAAGTTGAGTACCTGCACCTCCGTCTGCACGCACGCCAAGTCCAAATACAACGGATGCTAATGATGGTATTGCGATTGTTTTTGTATCTCTTAAAGTGCCGTTTACATACAAAGCCGTTCCACTTGCCGCAGAATTATATCCGACCGCTATTTTTTGTATACCTGATGTCAATCCACTTGCGGTAGTTGTAACCGCTACGCCACCTGATGTTGCAACAAATTCAATACTTGTCCCTGCTGAATTTATTTCAAGTGACAAAAGGTTGTTACCATCGACACGCATATTGACAATGCGTCTTGCCGCACTTGACGCAAAGTTTCGCATATCCACCTCCGCATACACCGTCCCCTCCATTTGGCCTATCAACCCACTCACGAGCGCACCCGATGCGCTGATGACGTCGGCGGCACGGCTGACTGCTGCTGCCGTTGTGGGGATGTATGTGGTCGCGACGCTGCCTGTTTCGACTTGTGCGCCCCAAGCCAAAATATTGCAGGTTTTTTGACCACTTGTATTGTTTCCTCGCAAATCCAAACCAAAATCACGACTCCCCGAAGCAGGCGTTCCTGTGAAAGTAAATCGCTGCCAATCATTAGTAATAGTTACCTCTTGCGAAGGGGCAGAATTAAATCGCAATGAAACAAATTGATTTGTTCCTGTATTGGATTTAAGCCAAATACTATAAGTATAGGCAACGGCAGAAACGGTTATATTTTGCCTAATTATGCTAACGTCCGTTGATAAAGTGCCTGACCCAACATTTAACACAATGTTGTCAGCGGATTGAGTTCCGTCAGGAGAAATGGCCGCATTGGGAGTAACAACAGGATTTACCCCTGTCCCTCCTGTTACCAAAGTCCACGTCCCACTTACATCAAACGTCTCACTCTGCAACACCAAATTCTGCGCACTCGGCTCAATCAAAGCCGCAGGACAGCCGCCAGTAACGGGATAGTCCAAACGCAATATTCCGCTGGCTACGCTCTCAATCAACCCGCTGCTATTCACGCGCGTTGCCGTTGTATTGCGGCTGACGGTGAACCGCATCGTGCTGTCCTCCGCCACAAATGGAGGCACGTCTTGATACAAATTCCCAGCCTTGTAGAATTGCGGGACAATCAGCAGCGACGGCGTTGATGGCAGTCCGTCAGTGTAAACGTCTTGGCCTCTCGCCACCAAGCAGCTGCCTGTCCCAGCGTTTTCGTCTTCAACAGTAGCACCTGCGCCCTTCGCGCCTTTAAGCGCTGCTGCCCACTGCGTCTTGTAAGGATTCGTGCCGTGTTGCGCGACAAACGGCAAGCCGTAGCCAATGCCTAAAGCCATCAGACCGCGCTTACGATGGTTACGCCCTGCATCGAATATCCGATCACACTGCCTGCGTTCAGCGTCACGGCGGCGATCCTACGTCCGTTGTTGGCGGCTATGATCATACCCGGACTGAACGCCTGACCAGAAGGAAATAAGCCGATGCCACCACCACTCACCGCAGTCATCATATTCGTTCCGTTGCTATCCGTGAGCGTCGTAAACTTCGCCTCCTGATTGACGACCAACACGTCATAGGTGCGACCTGTCACCGATGAAACCGCGCCTGCGCCAACTGCCAGCACTTCTGCAGCCATTCCGCGCCCCAGTAGCGCATCCATTTGTTGTCCTACATTCATGGTTTTATTCTTTAGTTGTAAATATCATTTCACTCAATTCTATGCAATTCTGTAATCGTGTTTTTAACGCGTCGGTATTTGGCAGACGTTGCGGCTGAATGGCAACTCAAACACGACCGTAGCCTGCCACCCTGCGACCTTGTCATCGCGTGCCTCCACGAAGCGCGTAGCACTCACCGCGCCTGTGATCGTGTAGTCGCGGTCAGGGTCATCGGTGAACTCCGCGACGAAGTCCTGCATGATACGCAGGGTGTCGCTTAACACCTCATCCTCGTTGTCAGTCCACCGGTAGACGACGCTGCCACTGATCGTCGCATCCACGCCGCGAAGGTCTGCCACCCTGTCCATCACAAGCACGCTGACGGTTAGGTTAGTCGCGCCAATAGGCATTGACGCGCTCTGCGCATCGACGAACAAAAGCGGGTAGATAACCCTATCCCTGTCGGTTGTCCGCAGGTTGATCACGTTGTCCGTGCCGATCGCCAGCGGATCGCCGAAACCCACCGCGTTCAGCTGCAGGTGCGACTCCGCGAAAGCTATCAGGTCGTTTTTGATTGTCACCCAACTGCTCATAAAATTGCTTTAGTTTGTTTATGTTTTTGCTATGCGCCATTAAAAGTAGTTGCGTCTGTTTTCCGGGTAGTCCAGCGGATCGCGATACCTGCCCCTGCGCCCCAGCACCATGCCGGTCTGGTAGGCGCTGTTGGCTGGGTAGATCGTGTCAATGGCGACAGGAGGATTATCGAATAGCGGAAACAGCGTGTGGTTCTCCTGCAAATAACGCGTGATGCGCTCGGTGTACCACTCCGCATCGTCGCGGCTTTTGTCCATCAAGCGCGTCATCTCGCGTTCACTCATTGACATTGATTCCGTACTGCTCCGCCTGTCCATCCCTTTATTCATAAACTTAAACGCCAAAACCATCGGCAGTTCAAAGTACATCCACTGGATGATTGCAGGTTGAATGTAGGTCTGCATCAGCGTCGTGTTGTTGGCCGATAAAGTGCCCGCGATGACCTGCGTCACGAGTTCAGCGTATAGCGCCGATCCCACCGCTGGCTGAATGTGCATCTCCTGCACCTTGACAATGGTCGGCCGTATCTGCGTGTAGCTTACGTTCTCGCTGATAACGGAGTTTTCGATCAGCGTGTTTTCGCTTATAAATAGTGCCTTGCTCATTCGACGATTCTTTCAACTTGTGTACCTTTTTTGATTACCAACTGCTGCACCCACATATGCCGGCAACTTGGCCGGTGCCTGCCATCTTCCAGCGTCAGCCATCCGCCTCTCCGCTCCCAAACGCTATATCCCATCAGCGCCGTTAGCTGGTTGATGTCATCGCGTGTGTATAACCGTGCGCTGCTCAAGTCCATCATGACTTGGCAGAACTTGCGGCTTTTGTCGTAGCCTTCTGCCTTGCTCAACCCACGATATTCAGGCCGCCAGTCGTAGCGATAGCGCACCTCGACGATAGGTTCAGGCACTTTCTCCTCTTTGGTCGCCTCACCGATACCGCGCTTCAATGGGTACTTGTTGACCTGCAACAGATATTGGATGCGCTTGCGGATGCGCGCTTTGCTCACCCCGAACTCCTTGGCCATTTCTTCTACCGTGGCATCCTCGCGCTTGCGCCTATATTTTACGATTTTGTCGTCCAGCGCCTTATCTTGGTCGGAAACGGCAAACTGCATGAAGAACTCCGCCTCGCCGTATTCGTTGAAGTCCAATTCGCGCTCTTGCAGCACCTCAAAGCTTTCACGCGCCTCACCGAACTGCTGACCGACTTGCGCCAAGAACTCCAACTCATCAGCTTCATCCGTGAACGCCTGCTCTTTCACGCCCAGTAGCTGGTCAACCTGTTCCGGGTTGAGGCCGAAGCCAGCCGTTAGCATCGTGCGCGCCTGTTCGAGGGTGACCTTGCCCTGCGAATAGTGGCGCACAATACGCATCAGGTTTTGGTACTGCCGCCCCGAAAGCGTCTTGATAGCCTCGTTGACGCCTGCGCTCGCCTCTACGGCCGTTTCACCTGCGTCGGGTGTTGGCGTGCCAGTCGCCTCTGCAAGTGGCTCATAACCCGCCTTTTCGCGCAGTTCATCTTGCGTCAAAATCTGCATCAGCGCCTGCTCGCTAAGTTGTTCAGTGATCGGGTCGAAAGGCTGCAGGTAGAGGCACTCGTAGCCGTTGAATGACGTGAGGTAGTTGATTATGCGCTCGACTATTAAAACGCGGTTCATGATGTAGGTATTTTTGAACAACTCATACGCCTCCGACAGTTCTTTACGGCCTCCCAGCTGCCCCTCGGTTCTGATGCCGAACAGCATCGGCGAGGTGACGTTGTGCGCCACGAAAATCTCTTCCTGAATCTGCTTGTTGAGCATGTCAAACTGCTTATCAAGGTCGCTCGGCGTTAGCGACTGTATGCTCGGCGCGTTTTCCTTGCCTGTCGAAAAGGTCAGCACAAAGCGCCCTGCGTTGTTTGCGCCGCTGAACTTGTTGCGCATCTGCCTCTCTATCTCTTGTTTTTCCTCGTCCGTCGGGATGCCATCAGCGAAGTTGATCATCTGCCCACCCCAAAACTGATTGCGGATGTTGCTGATGTGAAATTTAGCGATCTCAACGTCGCACTCGATGTAAGCCAGTGCGCCCTGGTAGTTCGGCAGTGGGTAGTGCTTGACGCCAGCCGCATAGTGGCGATAATAGAATAGCTGCTTGCCGACGCGGTTATTCGGGTCAAACTTAGGCATGCGCTCAACTTCCGCCCCTTTCGGGTACTGGCGGATCATGCGCTCATCATACCAATCGGCAATCAGAAACATCGTGTCATCGAGCGACACGCGCACCTTCTCAAACGGCACGTGTTCAATAAAGGCGATGCCGCCGCCCCTGTTCCACGTGACTGCAAGCGCGAAGCCGTTGAACAGCTCAAGGTCTAAAACGAACTTTTGCGTCAGGTCGTTGAGGTCATCGTCTTCGTTCACGTCAGCCATGAACGCCTCCGCCTTTGCCTGTTGCGCGACAGTGGTCTTATCCGCATCTACTGCCCAGCCTTTGCCGGCGATGTAGTTGCACTTGCCGTTGACGATTGCGTTGTGCTTCGCGCTTTTCTTGTATATGTCGAGCAAATAATACGGGTAGTCGTTCATCTCCCCGAAGGTATACAGGTCGTTAGCCTTGCTTTGCAGCATCAAAGGGTAGCGATAGTCCGCCTGTGGGATGAAGCTAAAATTCAGTTTAGTCATAAGAAACGTAGTCGATCGTGTTTGTTGTACTCGTGAAACTGCCCTCCGTCGTTTCAATCATCGCCAATCCTGTTTCAAGGACACGCGGATTGGTCGTAGGCAGCAGGAAGCGGCGCATAGCACGCGTATAGCGGTTGGAGGTGTTGCCTTTGCTGTGCGTGCCTGTAACTCCGTTATTGAAGTTAATAGTGTAGGCTTCATCAGCATCGTATTCAAATGATGTCCAATAGGTGTGATTTGCGAAATTGCCTAATCCTGCGTTATGCAGCTTAACTCGCATCTCGCTCAATTCGCCCACTGATGGCAGGAACCAATCGCTAAATCCGTTCAGCACCAAGTCATTGGCAAGCCGTGCAGCGATGCCAGCAGTTGCGCAACCTGCCACGATTGCTGCGGTATTGGCAATGCCTTGACCTATCTGCCCAGACAAGCCTCCAATGAACGTCCCCTTACACCCCCAAGGCGCATTCGTAGATTGGTCTGATTCCGCCGTTATGTAGGCATAACCGCTGTCGGTAAATGTGTACAAGCCGCCCTGCACGAAGTCGCCAGCAGCGTAGCTGGCAGGGTTCTCGGTGACCTCGTACCGATATTGCCCTTTCTCCAGTGCGCCCAAGGTGAAGGCGAATTTGTCGTAGCGACTTTCGTAGGACGACAGGTTGTCAATCGCGTTGAGGTAGATGTCAGTGGCTTCCAGCGTCGCCAAGTTCGTCAGCCGCAAGCGGTAGACCGTCGCGCTGTTCGCGCGCTCCGTCCACGTCACCGCTATCGTGTTGCTCTGGCTCGCCTTGAGGTATAGCATGAAGTTCTTTTATTGAAATATCCCTCGCCACGTTTTTGTACAAATTGAACCTGCGTCTGGTGATTTCATCAATGTCAAATCGCTTCTGCATCTTCGCCGTCAGCCTGTCCGCCATCTCACGCGCCATCGCTGGCTCGTTGATCATAGCCTTCATCGACTTGTACCACTTCTTCGGTTGCTTTTCGTCCACAAGCACGCCATCCCAGCCGTCGGTGATGCAGTCGGCATACATGCAGACGTTGCTGGCGATGATCGCCTTGTTCATCCATGCGGCCTCGGTGATCTTCAACTCCGACTTGAGCCTGTTGAACTTATTGTCGCGAAGCGGCGCAAGCGCAACGTCAATGAAGTTGTAGCCGCCAACGTAGCTGTAAATATCCGCCGCCTGTATGCGTCCGTAGTTGTTGTTCTTGCCCTTATTGCTGAACACCTGCTCATACTGCTGATATATCGGGTTGCCCTCATTCCACCCGGCAAGGTACAGCATATATCGATTTTCCAGCGTGTGATCGTCGCAGAGGCGCGACAGTGGCAGTTCCAGCAATGCCACGTCCTCGGTGTGCTGCGCTGCGCCAAAGTAGCCAAAGCGTAGGCGCTCGCTCTTGGTAGGTTGCGGCTTGAATTGGTCGTACAACAGGTGCGGCACGTTCTCGCAGATTGTCACGTTGCGGTTGAGCTTGACGATTTCATCGCGGAGGTACGTCGTAGTCGTGATGACCGCATCCGCAAGCTTGACGTGTTCGGCGACGATCGCAGACATATTTGTATCGTGGTAGTGCTTGTAGAAACTGTGGCCAGTGCCAAGATGCCAATAGTCGTCCATGTCAAGAATGATTTTCGCGCCGTACTGTCGTAGGATGTCAGCGACAGGCTTGACCGCCTCAATTGGCCCTGCGATCCAAGTGCGATTATACAGGAACACGTCGATAGTCCGCAGCTCTTCATCGCTCATGGTGCGCACGTCAGCGATGCTCACGAACTCGGCCTCGCTGCCGAACATCTCATGGACGCGACTGCTTGGCATCTCCAAGCGGTAATAGCTGCACCCTGTCGGATGCTGATTATAGACGATACATACACGCATACAACAAAGTTAGCCCAAAAAAAAGAACCCTGCGCCACCATACGCAGGGTTCTCCAACCAACCAAAATGCACGCTAATATACGCTACGAACCGCCAGTGATCTGCGTTCCACTGGTCAAAGCTGTAATTATTGACGATGACACCTCGCTGCATGGCAACTCCTCCATGCCCGTAAACGTCATCTCATAGCCATTGCGGTCACCCATAGCCGTTCCTGTTTGCGCAGTTCCAGCGGTAACATCCAATCCATTTGAGCGACCAAGCAGCCAGTATTTGCCATTTCTATCGGTGACAATAGCCATAAGCCTATTCAACCCAACCAGTCGCAGTTCATTGCGCACTGCTTGCGTCATGCGGTTAATCGGGAACACCAACTCTTGTGTGTAGA